TAAATATACTGAACAAGCTTTTGGTATTCAAATATCTGAAAATGATCCTGAAACTTTACCTGAGTCTGAAGAAGAGTTAGCGTTACACATGCAACTTACTTATAAGCAAGCTGTAGAGCTAGCAGAAGAACAAGCTTTAAATGTTTTAATGGAAGGTAATAATTACGAGTTAATTAAAAAACGTTTTTATTATGATCTAACAGTTCTTGGTATAGGCGCTGTAAAAACAGATTTTAACACGTCAGAAGGAGCTACTATTAAATACGTCGATCCAGCTGACTTAGTTTATTCATACACTGAATCACCTTATTTTGATGACTTATATTATGTAGGTGAAGTTAAAAAAATACCTGTAAATGAATTAGCTAAAGAGTTTCCATTTTTAGAGCAAGAAGATTTAGAAGATATAATTAAAAATAAAAACTACCACCAAACAAATTACAATCAAGGCTCAGCACAATATAAAGAAATAGATAATAATAAAGTTCAAGTTTTATATTTTAATTATAAAACATATATGAACGAAGTTTATAAAGTAAAAGAAACTGGTAGTGGTGCAGAAAAAGCTATAGAAAAAGATGACACGTTTAATCCACCAGAAGATAAAGAAGGAAACTTTACAAGATTACAAAGAGCTATAGAAGTTTTATACGAAGGCGCTTTAATATTAGGTAGCAATAAACTTTTAAAATGGGAACTGTCTAAAAATATGATGCGTCCTAAAAGTGATTACAATAAAGTAAAAATGAATTATTCAATTGTAGCGCCTCGTATGTATAAAGGTAAAATAGAAAGTTTAGTTAGACGTATTACAGGTTTTGCTGATATGATACAGCTTACTCATTTAAAATTACAGCAAGTCATGCAGCGTATGATACCAGATGGTATTTACTTAGACGCCGATGGTCTTGCTGAAATAGATTTAGGTAATGGCACTAACTACAATCCGCAAGAAGCGTTAAATATGTTTTTTCAAACAGGTAGTGTTATTGGTAGATCGTTAACGTCAGAAGGTGATATGAATCCTGGTAAAGTACCAATACAAGAAATAACAAGTGGTAGTGGTGGTAATAAAATACAAGCTTTAATAGCAAATTACAATTACTATTTACAAATGATTAGAGATACAACTGGACTTAACGAAGCGAGAGATGGTAGTTTACCTGATAAAAACGCTTTAGTAGGTGTTCAAAAATTAGCAGCAGCAAATAGTAATACTGCTACAAGGCATATATTACAGTCTGGTTTGTTTTTAACTTCTGAAGTAGCTGAGCAATTATCACTTAGAATATCTGATATAATAGAATATTCACCAACAAAAGATGCTTTTATACAAGCTATAGGAGCTCATAACGTAGCTACATTAGATGAAATGTCTAACTTACACTTGTATGATTTTGGTATATTTATAGAGTTATCACCAGATGAAGAAGAAAAAGCTTTGTTAGAAAACAATATACAACAAGCTTTAGCTCAACAAAGCATAGAGCTTGAAGATGCTATTGACTTAAGAGATATTAAAAACGTAAAACTAGCTAATCAACTTTTAAAAATTAGAAGAAAAAAGAAACAAGAAAGAGATCAAATAGCTCAACGTATGAATATACAAGCTCAAGCTCAAGCTAACGCTCAAGCGCAGCAAGTTGCAGCTCAAGCAGAAGTTCAAAAAAATCAAGCTAACGCTCAAGTACAAGCTCAACTAGAACAAATTAAATCACAACTTGAAAGTCAAAAACAAGCGCAAGAAGTTGAATACAAAAAACAACTAATGCAGTTAGAGTTTCAAATGAACATGCAGTTGAGAAGTATGGAGGTTGATGCTCAAAAACAAAAAGAAACTGAAAAAGAAGATCGTAAAGACGAAAGAACAAGAATACAAGCAACTCAACAAAGTGAGCTTATAGAACAAAGAAATACTGGCAAACCACCTAAAAACTTTGAGTCTGCAGGTAATGATATACTTAGTGGAGACTTTGATTTAGGTACGTTTGATCCTAGATAAAATTTATTAATTATTATTATATTATATTATGGCTAAAAAACAAAAAGAAAAAGTAGCTGAAAAGACTACTAACAATGTTACTAAAGTAGATCTTAGTACAAAAAAAGAAACAACAGATGATAATATCATCAAAGTAGATTTAACTAAAAAAACAAAAACAGATGCCGTTTCAGAGCAAAGCACAGATGAGGTTCCTGTACGCGACGAATCCGAAACTAGCGGAGAAGTTCAGGAAGAAAACGAAAAAGTCATTGAAGAAGTTACCGGAGAAAGTGAAAAATCCAATAACGTTCAAGATGAACAACCCGTTATTGAAGAAATAACAGACGAACAGGTTGAAGAACAAACAGAAGAATTAGTTGAAGAAACTAAAGAGGCTATAACTGAAGCTCAAGAAACAGGTAAAGAGCTACCAGAAAATATACAAAAACTAGTTGACTTTATGGAAGAGACTGGTGGTAGCGTTGAAGATTATGTTAGGTTAAATCAAGACTATAGTAAATACGATGACAATAGCGTGTTAAGAGAATACTATAGACAAACTAAAAAACATCTTACAGACGAAGAAATAAGTTTTTTAATGGAAGACTCTTTTTCATACGATGAAGAAGAACACACTGAAAAAGAAATAAAAAGAAAAAAATTAGCGTTTAAAGAGCAAGTTGCCAGCGCTAGAAGCCACTTAGACGGGCAAAAGTCTAAATACTATGAAGAAATTAAAGCCGGGTCAAAGTTGACCTCTGAACAACAGAAAGCTATTAACTTCTTTAATAGATACAACAAAGAATCAGAAGAGAATCAAAAAGTTGTAGAACAACAAACTAAAACTTTTAAATTAAAAACCGACAACTTATTTAATAAAAACTTTAAAGGTTTTGATTATAATGTTGGTGATAAAAGATATAGGTTTAATGTTAAAAATACAAACGAGGTAAAAGAAACTCAAAGCGACATTAATAATTTTGTAAAGAAGTTCTTGAACAAAAATAATGAAATGGAAGATGCTGCGGGTTATCACAAGTCTTTGTTTACAGCAATGAACTCTGATGCTATTGCTAGACACTTTTATGAACAAGGTAAAGCTGACGCTTTAAAAGAAAGTATAGCTAAATCTAAAAACGTTGATATGGCGCCAAGACAAGCTTTTGGTGAAGTTGAAGCTGGAGGTGTAAAGGTAAAAGTATTAGGTGATAACTCTAATGATTTTAAGTTTAGAATTAAAAACAATAAATAACAATTTAAAATTACAAAATTATGGCAATTACTCCAGGTGATAATTTGAATAGTGTACCTGCTCCACAAAAGCAAACACTATCTACAAATTACTTAGACCTTTCATCTGCGTCAAACGCAGGTTGGGGACAACAATACGTTCCAGATTTAATGGAAAAAGAAGCTGAGGTTTTTGGACCTCGCACAATTTCGGGTTTTTTAGCACAAGTTAGTGCTGAAGAAGCTATGACTGCTGATCAAGTTGTTTGGTCAGAGCAAGGTAGATTACACATTTCAGTAAAAGGTACAGTAGCAACAGCAGGTTCTGTGAACGGTACGTTTACTGTAACTAGTGATATTGATGGTAACGATATCGGTAACTCTCAAGCTGATCATGGTGTTAGAACTAACGATATAGTACTTATTGCAAGTGCTGGTATAGTTACTCCTTGTTTAGCTGTTGATACTGATACAGCTGTTATTCAAGTTGAACCTTTTGATAAAGCTGATTTAACTGGTCACGCTACAACTGCTGGCGGATCAACTTTATTAGTTGTTGGTTCTGAATACGCAAAAGGAACATCTTACAACGATGGCAACTTTGTTGCTGCTACTTCACGTACTCCAGCTAACGAGCCTAAGTTCCAAACTTTTACTAATAAGCCAATTATAATGAAAGATTACTACGAAGTATCAGGATCTGATGCGTCTAGAATTGGTTGGGTAGAAGTTTCTTCTGAAGGTGGCGCTTCTGGATACTTATGGTATTTAAAAGCTGAAGCTGACACAAGAGCTAGATTTACTGATTACATTGAAATGGCTATGCTAGAAAGTGTAAGAGGATCTAACTCAACTGTTGTCGATACTAGTTTAGGAGCTAGTGCTGACTCTGGTGTTGGTACTCAAGGTTTATTTGATGCTATTACTGATAGAGGTAACGTTACATCTGGTGTTACAGGTGTTAATGCTGCAACTGATTTAGCTGAGTTTGACGCAATACTAGCTGAGTTTGACAAGCAAGGTGCTATTGAAGAGTATATGATGTTTGTTAACAGATCAACTAGCTTAGCTGTTGACGACATGTTAGCTTCAATGAACTCTTACGGTGCTGGTGGTACATCATACGGTGTATTTAACAACTCTGAAGATATGGCGTTAAATTTAGGTTTTACTGGTTTCAGAAGAGGTTCTTACGACTTCTACAAGTCTGACTTTAGATACTTAAATGACAAAGCTACAAGAGGTGGTATTAACGATGTTGCTGGATCTGCGGCTATTAGAGGGGTTATGATTCCTGCTGGTACTTCTTCAGTTTATGATCAAACTGTTGGTGCTAGTATGAAGAGACCTTTCTTACACGTAAGATATAGAGCTTCACAAACTGATGACCGAAGAATGAAAACTTGGGTTACTGGTTCTGTTGGTGCTGCTACATCTGCTTTAGATGCAATGCAACTTCATTTCTTAACTGAAAGATGTTTAATCACTCAAGGTGCTAACAACTTTATGTTAATGAAATAAATCATTATTTAAAAGTCGGGGCTTCGGCCTCGACTTTATTTTATTAATTTTATTATATATTATATTATGGCAAAAAAGAAAACAAAAGTGGAAGTTGAAGAAACTCCACAGGTAGTTGAAGCACCAGTTGTTGAGACACCAAAAACTAAAAAAGTTGAAACTAAAAAAACAACTTGGGAAATAAAAGATAGAGTATATTATTTAAAGGGAGATAAAAAACCTTTATCAAGATCTATAAAATCAGCTAATGTTTACTGGTTTGATAAAGAAAAAGGTTTTGAAAGAGAATTAAAGTACTGTGAAAACCAACAAACTTGTTTTGTTGATGAAATGAAAGGAGATCAAAGGCTTTCTCATATAATTTTTAGAAATGGAGCTTTACTTGTTCCTAAAGAAAAAACAGTATTACAAAAGCTTTTATCTTTATATCACCCAGGAAAAGACGTTTTATATGAAGAGTGGAAACCAGCTGTTAAAGCTGCTGAAGAAATAGAAATATTAGAAATGGAAGCAGACGCAATACTAATGGCTAGAGAGTTAGATATTGATTTAGCAGAAGCTATTATGCGTGTTGAGAAAGGTTCTGAGGTATCTAAGATGAGTTCTAAGGAGCTTAAAAGAGATTTACTAGTATTTGCTCGTAATAACCCTTCTTTATTCTTAGAATTAGCTGCTGATGATAATGTTCAACTTAGAAACTTTGGTATTAAAGCCGTAGAGCTTGGTATTATTAAATTATCTCACGATCAAAGAACTTTTATGTGGGGTTCTAATGATAGAAAGTTAATGGTAGTTCCTTTTGACGAGCATCCATACACTGCTTTAGCGCATTGGTTTAAAACTGATGAAGGTATGGAAATATATGCAAATATAGAAAAACGATTAAACTCGTAACAACCCTAGTAGAGTAACCACTCTTCGGGGTGGTTACAATACTACAAAAAAATATTATGGTAAGAATAGACGATGTATATCAAAAAGTATTAGCAATAGCTAATAAAGAGCAATCTCCTTTCT